GAAAATCAACCAACCCAGAAAACACCAAACCAAACTCAAATAGACATACTCGGCCGTAAAAGGTTACCAATTTGCTAAGAAGCTAGGTAAACGACATGTCGAACTTGAGAAACGTTTTCGCCCAGCTCACAGACCCCTCACTCAAGGCCGTCATTCAAGACGAGGCCTACCGAGTGATGAAGAAAGAGCTTACCGCCACCAGACATTCTAACCCCTTCGCACAGAGCCCCGCGGCCGCAGACACCCTCGAACTACTAGGTATTAATTCACACCCACTTGCCATAACCCCACACACCCACGCCGCCGCCAAGGCTATCGAGTCAGACTTGTACGAGGTCACCTCCCACTACCTTCCCAAGGAAAACCCTGTCACATTCCTGTTCATGAAGCCCTCCAAGCTGAGATACTTCCACAGAGGGCCCCAGCACAGTGACATCTTCCTCAACGCCTACATCGAACCCAAGGATGTCCCCCGCTACCCCACGGACACCGTCATCGAAAACATCTCAGAGATCACAACACCCCTAGCGTTTATGGGAGACACACTGCACTTTCTCGAACCCTCTTTCATAACCAGCCTCTTCGCACGCTCCCCAAAACTGCAGACCCTTTACGCCACAATGGTGTTGCCCCCCGAAGCGCTCTATAGACTACGCAGCCTCTACCCAGAGGTCTACACGCTTACCTACTCCGACGATGGATTCATGTATATCCCCGGGGGCCATGCCGGCGCTTCATACTACCACAAGTACGACCAGCTCCAATGGCTCACCGCCGGCTATCTCATCTCAGAGAGCACCACTGTCACTGCCCAACGGCTAGAAACAAAGGGCGCCAACCACCTCTTCATCTTCCAGAGGGGCCGCTACCTCACCCCCGAACGCAGGACGTTCACCACCGCCACCTCTTATGTGACTGTGCCCGAGATTTTCCTACCCTCCAGCGCCAACGCCCGCACACCCATCACCAAGACTCTGGCTATGCAAATCTTCTTCTACATCAAGTCCGTGAAGGAGTGTCGGGAACGCGATCTCTGGGCCAAGTTCAGACAACTGATCAGCACAAAAGAGCTCCAACACTTCCAGCCAGACGAGGCCACACTACTGGTGAACTACTTCGACTTCGTCGCCAACCTCGACTCTGCCACCTGCCATGAGGACATCCTCTCCGGAAGCCTCCTCACGCGACTGCTTCGCCCGGCCAGAGTTAACTGGCAAGCCTTAGTCAGGTTCTTCAAGGGCAGCCCAGACCACACGAAACTGATCAAGGCTCTTCAGTGGCAACCCGTGCTGCTGGAGTTCAAAGTGTCCACCGTCCTCGTCCACAAAAGGACGCCGCCAGGGTTTCGACACCCCCTGTGCCGACCCCTGCCCGTCAATGAGGTGGACGCGCTCACCACCGCCGCTTGCGCCAACCAAAGTCTACCTCTCGACAACCTTTCGGAGGACCAGTTGGAGGCACTGCATGTGCTGGGCTCCTTACGCACCGACGGCGAATCGCTCCCCAGCCCGCCTAAAGCTCCTCTGGAGACCGGGCCCCACCCGACACCCACCATTTCCGCGGCAGGACCCACCAAAACTGTGCCGACTCCTAACGTCGAAGTGTCCGCCAACCCCCTGACTGGAACGCCCCTCCCAGACCCCGACACCCTCCCCTGGAAGGCGTGGTTGCCTCACCTACGTGCCCTAGGCTTTGAAGCTTCCGAGATTCAGACCGACCCCAGAGACCACTCAACCATCATGCCCATCACTGATATCCAGACGCTCCCACACGAGACCTTCGATGAGTATGACTCCACCTCAAGCCCATTTGACAAGGTTGTGATAACTCTTAAGCAACTCAACAGAAGCCCCACACCCTGGACCCCCGACCGACTGAGAGCCCGCGCCTATGCCTCGGACATCAAGAATTCCCGCACCGGGAAAGCACTACACAAGGAGAGCCAGAACTGGAAAGAAACCCAAACCCGGCTCACTGAAACGTCGGAGACGCGACTCGGGCTCTCCGTCATCCACGGCGCGGGAGGCTCCGGGAAAAGTCAGGCCCTTCAAACCATGCTCCGCAATCACCCCGACCTTCCAGTCGAAGTTGTGCTGCCTACCAACGAACTCCGCRTAGACTGGCTGCGTAAGCTACCGCACAACCCCCCGGAACAATTCCGCACTTTCGAGCGGGCCTTCGTTTCCTCCACAGCCCCCGTGGTTATCTTCGACGACTATGGCAAACTCCCACAGGGTTTCCTCGAAGCTTTCGCGCTCTGCCGCCCCGGGCTGAAACTTGCCATCCTCACCGGAGACCCCAGGCAGTCCACCCACCACGAATCCAACGAGCAGGCAATGATAGCGCAGTTGGAACCCGCCACAAAAATCTTCAGCGCCCTCTGTAGGTACTACATCAATGCCACCCATAGGAACGTGAAAGAACTGGCCAACAAGCTTGGGGTGTATTCCTCAAACCCTTCCCCACTCCACGTATCCTATGGGTTTCGACCTGAACCCGGACTACACCTCCTCGTCCCATCATTGGTGAAGAAAGCGGCGTTCGCCGACGCCGGGCACAAAGTTTCCACATATGCCGGGTGTCAAGGCATCACAGCGCCCAAAGTTCAAATCCTCCTCGACAGCGACACCACCATGTGCTCTTCCGAGGTCCTCTACACAGCCCTCTCCCGCGCCGTGGACTCCATCCACTTCATCAACTCGAACGCACAGTCCAGCGCCTTCTGGGAAAAACTGGAAGCCACGCCCTACCTGAAGACCTTCCTCTCCCTGGTCAGAGAGCACAAGCTGGAAGAGTTCACTGCTGTGGAGGACCCACCACAAGAGGTAGCGCCCCCCGTGACTCACTTCCCCGTGGAAAACGCGTCACACACGTTGGGCCTCATCCAGGACTCCCTGGCCGACAAGTACGACAGAGAAATCCTCAACACCAACCACGGCTTCACCAACTGCGTCCAAACCGAGGATCTCACCGTCCAACTCTTCTCCCACCAGCAAGCCAAAGACGAAGCCCTCCTGTGGGAGACCATCGACGCCCGCTTACGGCTCTCCACCCCAGAAGCTAACCTGGCTGAGTTCCACGCCAAGAAGGACCTCGGCGATGTCCTCTGGGAAAACTACCACCGGGCTATGAAACTCCCGAAAGAGCAGCCAGATTTCTCGCCAGAACTGTGGGAGAGGTGCGCCGCCGAAGTGCAGCAAACGTATCTTTCCAAGTCCCTCCAACAGATCAAAGGAGGTGAAAGGCGGCAGTCCCCAGATTTCCCCGAGAACAAGATCCTCATCTTCCTCAAATCTCAGTGGGTGAAGAAGATGGAAAAACTAGGCGCGCCCAAAATCAAGCCGGGCCAAACCATCGCCTCTTTCCAACAAGCGGCAGTCATGCTCTATGGCACCATGGCCAGATACATGCGGAGGTACAGGGATGCCCTCGGCCCCAACAACATCATGATTAACTGTGAGAGGACTCCCGCGGACCTGAGTCGCTGGGTTCGCAACCATTGGGACTTCACCAAGCCCTMCTACGCCAACGACTTCACCGCCTTCGACCAGTCACAAGATGGAGCCATGCTGCAGTTCGAGATCCTCAAAGCCAAGTTCTTCAACCTCCCCGAGTGGGTCATAGAGGGGTACTTGGACATCAAACTCACACCCCAGATCTTCACCGGTACGCTCGCAATCATGCGGCTCACCGGCGAAGGGCCCACCTTCGATGCCAACACTGAGTGCAATATCGCTTACACGCACACCCGCTTCCACATCCCGGACCACGTCGCCCAACTCTACGCTGGCGACGATTGCGCCATTGCCGAAGTGTGTCAGGAAAAACCCTCCTTCGCACTCCTCAAAAACCGCATCGCCCTGCAAGCCAAACCCGCCTATGCACCACAGACGCGAGGTGCCTGGGCGGAATTCTGCGGCTACCTGATCACCCCTAAAGGCCTTATCAAAGATCCCCTAAAGCTTCACAGCTCCCTAGAGTTGGCCAAAGCCCTACGTAAACAAGGGCGCAAGGACGCCATAACCAACGTCGTGGCGAATTACAGCCTGGATGCTAAAATGGCCTACTCCTTAGGGGACGATCTCCAAGACCTCCTCTCCCCTGAACAAGCACACCTCCACCAAGTTACGGTTCGTGACTTGACTAAGTTTGGAGGTTCACCTTTCCTCAACTCCGATTAGAATGGAAACCATACTTACAGCCTTAGAGAAAGCCGGGTTCACACGTACCAAACTCCCTCTCTCCAAACCGTTAGTTATCCACGCCGTAGCTGGCGCCGGGAAAACCACACTAATTCAAAGCCTACTCGCAGAACACCCCAACCTGTCCGCCCAAACCGCAGGCGTTCCCCAAAACCCAACCCTTGACGGCGCCTACATTAGAAAGCTAACCATCCCCGAGTCTAACAAACTAAACATCTTAGACGAGTACGCGGCACTCCACCCCCTTAAGGGGTCCTGGGACGTTGTCTGCGCGGACCCTCTCCAGCACCCCAACACCGCACTAAGGCCCCACTTCCTCAAGACCACCAGCCACAGGCTCTGCCCAGCCACGACCGGACTGATTTCCAAACTCATCTGCCCCTGCAGCTCCTCCCGCCCGGAACCGACAAAAATAACAGTGACTGGCCTGTTTGAAAGCCCCCTCTTCGGCACCATTATCTCCTTGGACGACACCTGCCACAAGCTACTACAAGCCCACGGCCTCCAACCCCATTGCCCAGAGAGTGTCCTGGGCCTAGAGTTCCCTGTTGTCACCGTCGTCTCCAGCCTACCCCTACACGAGATCGTGGAAAAACACCGCCTGTACATCAGCCTCTCACGACACACACAAGAGCTCCATGTCCGGTGCCCACCACCTCACCCCACCCACTAACCTAGGAAAGCCGGTCTTAGCAGTCTCCGTCGGCCTCTCCCTCGCACTCCTCGCCTACACCGCCACTAGATCCACTCTCCCACACGTGGGTGACACCACCCACTCGCTCCCCCACGGCGGTCGCTACGTTGATGGAACCAAACGCATCGACTACTTCCGACCACACTCCCCGAACTCCAATCCGACCTATCCCTTCATCCTCCTCACAATCCTCATCCTATCCGGACTCATTCTACTTCTGTCTCGCCGCGGTCCTGCTCCTGCTCGCTGTCCTTGCTGCCAACGCCCTCACTAACCACCACCCCTGCACGGTTCACATCAACGGTCACTCAACAACCCTGACAGGCAACTGCGTCATAACGCCCGAACTTCTAACAAGCCTTCACCCTAAACTGTTAAGTTTCCAAACACCTTGAACTAACTAACCATGGCCCTCAACACCGCACCAAACCCCGAAGCCCTAGCCGCCATGACCCTAGAAGTTAGCTCTCCCGCCGTTCCCACACCCGCAGAACTCGACACAATCGCCGCTGGCCTCACCACCCTCGGAGTTCCCGCGGACTCCCTTATCTCCCACGCCCTTGCCCTCGTCAACGCTTGCTTCGACGCAGGTTCCTCACAGTTCACAACCATCAGCGGCCCCAGCCCCACCCCCACCATTACCCTCGCCCAGCTAGCAGGCGTCGTCAAAGTCTCAACCACTCTCCGAAAATTCTGCCGCTTCTACGCCAAGCTTATCTGGAACGCACGTCTCAGCCGCAACCGGCCGCCCGCAGGGTTCGCTCGCGCCTACGTCAAAACCGGCCAAAAGTGGGCCGGTTTCGACTTCTTCGACGGCCTCCTCAACCCGGCCGCCCTAGAGCCCCTCGGCGGCCTCACCCGTGAACCCACCCCCGACGAAATAACAGCCAACGAAACCGCGCGCTCCCTTGGCCTCTTCGAATCAAGAGCTAACTCTAACAACCTGGCCACCACGTCCACCCAGTTCACCCGTGGCCAGCTCTCTAACACCTCCCCCACAGTCCAGTTCCTCCCAAGCCCGGAGGATTAAACCCTACAGCTGCGAACCCAGGAACAGCTATAAAAAGTCCTGGTCTTACCAAACCTAACCATCTCGCACCCCGGCGTACCTTTTGCCCTTTAAATAAAAGCCCTACAACCAGTGAAAGTCTGGTGGGGCC